ATGAACACGCGACCGCCGATAATCTCGTAGCGGTCCCCCGTCGCGGGCGTGAACGTGAACGGCGAAAGAACGCGGATCAGCGGCGTCGTTCCCGCCGTGTTACCGATAATGTACCGCTCCTCGGTCTTGCCAGAGGCTGCTCCGATGATGCGGATCTTGAACCCGTACTCGCCAGACCCGCCTCGGTTCGCGAGCATGTTGACGCCGACCGGCGTCGGAAGTGCCGTCGTCAGTGTGACCGTCGACGTCGTCGCGCCCGCCGCAATCGTGCCGACAAGGCCAAGCGAAGGCGCAAACGCCATCGCCGCGCCAGCGCCGAACACGCCAGCGAGGGCCGGGGACTGAACAAAGTTCCATGCCTTCGTGACGATGTTGTAGCGGTTCAGCACCGTCGCCGAAGCGAGGTTATAGACGAACGGGTTGCGGCTCACGTCAGACCGCAAGTCCGACGCCAAGCAAGTCGCTGCGGCGTGCGCGTTGGGCGCAGGCGCGACCTGAACCCACATCAGGCGGTCGATGACTTTTTTGAATGTGTTTGCCATGTCGAGGTTCCTAAGTGATGCGGCTGCGGACGACCGACGCCCAAGCGGATGCGTTCTGCCCAAGCACGAGCAGACGGCCCTGAAGCGTGTCGATTGTTGAGAGGTTGGTGACCGTCGAGCAGGTCGTCACCGTGGTCACCGTGGTCACCGTCCCGCTCTCGATCACGCCGGTCATGCGCTGACGCTGCAAGGCGCGGTCGTAGCCTGCCGGAGACGTGAGGGCATTCAGGAGGCGCTTAAACAGCAGGAACACGCTCTCATCGCGCACCGGCATCGGACTCGTGTCGGAGACATCGACAGCCTGTCCGTCGATGCCGACGACGGGCTTGACCCGCTGATAGTGTTGTCCGGCGATCTCGTCCGTCGCAATCGACGCGCCCGCGCCCGGCGTATAACCAAGATTGTCAGGCATCAGGCGACCTCGAACTTCTCGCGAACGATGAACTTGAGTCGGTCAAAGACCGTCTGTGTTTCGCTTCCGAAGAGGACGACGACCTCGCCCTCGTAGTAGCCCGCTGGGACGTCGATGGTCGCGCCCGGAAAGTTGAACCGGACCTCTCCACCCGTACCACCATTGAGCTTCGTGGTCGACAGCGTCGTGATCGTTGTCTCGGACGTGACACTCCGGAAGCGGATCTGCACCGTGATCGATCCGTCGGAGATGTCGAGCACGCTGCCGTCGGAGTTGTACAGGCGGACCTTGATGTATGGCCGGTTATCGCCCCGGACGAGCTTGATCTCTCCGGCCATCTACTCCTCCCCATCCATAGCGACCGCGTCGTCGTACACCGCCGCGTCGTCAGACTCGGGCTGCATCATGTCATCGCCCTCCCCGTCCTCGGGCGCAAGCGGCAGACCCGCAGCGCGCCGGAGATGGTTTTCAAGCTCGCGATCCGGGAAGAACGTCGCGCCCGCGCCAGAGAGCTTCGTGACGTAATCGCTCAGGGCCATGAGGTCGGGCTTCTCGATGTCGCCCGGAACCAGCGTCGGCATGTACTCCGTCTCGAACCCGTTGAGACGCCACAGGCGCGGCAGGAGCTGGCGATTGAAAACATCCGCGATGGACTTGAGAAACGCGCCGATGGCGGTCGCGAACAGCGCGGTCTTGTCGGACGACAGCGCGAACGAGCCCGTCGATCCCTGTCCGAGGAAGATGAAGTCGGCGAGCACCGTCGTCGCGATGGCGCGGCCGTAGCGGTCGATCACCTGAGTCGTGTTGAATTGACGCGAGCCGCCCGTGCTCAGGAGCTTGATATCGAACAGCAGGTTCCCCGAAGCATCGCGTGTCGACGGGAGGACGAGTCCTTCCTGCTGATCGCGTTTGACCTGCCGCATCAGGCGCTGAAATTCCGCCGCGACGCGCTTGTCCTGCGCATCAGCGCCAGAGGAGAGATACTGGCCCGGGATGTAGGCCACCGGCAGACCCGCCAGATCGCGCTCGATGCCGACGGCCTCGATCTCCTCGATGCGTTTTTTGAAAAACCACGGGCGATAGGCGTTGCGCAGGATCGAGCGTCCCTCGGGATTACCGCGCTCCTCCGTCGTCCGGAACAGGAGCAGCTTTTCGATGGGGATGCATACCTGCGCGCCGGACCACGGTTGCTGCCACATGCCACGGATGCAGCCATCCGCGTCGTCGATCTCCCATCGCGGTATCGTGTTCTGCGCACGCAGCGCGAGCGCCCGGATGCCGATCTTTCCGTCGCTGTACATCGAGATCCGGCTCTCGTCCTGCCCCATCGGACCGACGCGTTTCTTCCAGATGATCTCCAGCGGCGCGAAGCCATAGACGAACATCGTCGCGACTTCGGACATAACCGCACTCCACGAGCCCGACATGTCGCTGATCACCTCCTCGACGAACTGCTTCGCGCCATCGCCCTCCGGGCTGTCATCGGCGCTCTGCACGGTCCACTCGACCTGCCGTATCAGCATCGTGATTGCGAACAGGATCGCGCCGATGGTCGGGTCGTTGTCCGCCATCTCGCGATAGACCCGAGAGCCGTTGAGGCCGCGAAGCTCCTTCTGGAACTCGTCCTGCACGTAGCCGCCGAACTGGCGGAGGCCGCTATTGCCGATGGACTCGGCGTCGTACTTAAGCGGCGCGGCTTTGCTCATAGCATCTCTCCGTCCTCGTCCGCGCTGATCCACGGGCTGATACGAAACGACCCGCCGGGCGTCACGTCTGACTGATCACCATATGCCTGCCGATACTGTTCGAGCGCCAGCGCTAGAGCGACGACGCAGTCGTCGTGCAGTCCCTCGGGAGCTGTATAGACAGCTCCGGTGCGCGTATAGCGGTACTCGAAAGTATCAAGCTCCTGACGAATAGCCCCCTCCGGAAAGCCGACGCGCTGCTGCTGGAGAGCGACGGCGAGGCCCTCCATGAGCTTCTGTTTCGACTGCGCGGTGAACTTGTGCCCGTAGACGTTGGGCGAGAGACGCTGCAGGCGCTCGACGATGGGATCGCCTACCCCGGTTGAGTCCACAAGCGTCGGCGTGCTGCCGATGAGCGACAGGATGCGCTTCTCGGTTAGCTCCCACGTCGACTGCCAGCGCTCGAACCCGCAGACATGCCCGCGCCGGTCGAGTCCGATGACGACGGTCCAGTCGTGCGACTTTGCGAGGTCAACGCCGATGGCGACGGCGGGAGACTCAGACAGCGCGGGCAGGACGCAGCGCTCGATGGCCGCCATGCCGAACGGATTGCCGCCGTCGTCGGATGGCTCGGCGAGGTACAGCTCGCGGAAAACGGACTCCGGTAGCGTGCGCTTGGCGTCCTCGATCTCCTCGATGTCGAGCACGCCGCCGGCGACGGCGTCGTAGGCGGTGAGCTTGGCGTAGGCGTAACCAGACTCGCCAGCCTCGGCGCGACGGGCGAGGCGATAGTGCCAGTTCGTGCGGCCCTTCACGTTGCCGATGATGCGGACAGGCCCGCGCGTCGCCGTCAGCGTCGAGCGTAGCGCGATCCATGCCTCCTCCCGACAGCGTGACGCCTCGTCGACGACGGCCGCGTAGACGTCCTCGCCGTAGAGGTTGTCGGGCTTCTCGGCGCTTTTGAACCAGAGCGTCGAGCCGACGCGCAGGAGCTTGATCGTCAGCTCCGACTCGTTGGCGATGAACGACCCGCGAGGCAGGCCCGCCTTGATGCGGCGGTAGGCGATCTTGGCTTGCGGATAGACCGGAGCGACCCACCAGAAATTCCGCCCGGGCTTGCCGCGCACATGCGCCTGCTCCGTGAGCCACGCCATGCACCCGACGGTCTTGCCCGCCTTCGTGCTGGCCTCGATCACGCCATAGCGCGCGGCGACGTTATCAATATCTCGACAATCGAAGATGGCGCGCTGCTGCGCCGGATACAGCGGCGGGCGCTCGAACTCGACCTCGACTGCCGCTGCTGCTGCGCTCATCCGGTCGACGGCTCCCGGTCACCGATCTTCAGCGTCACGCGCACGGGGCCGAGGCTCTCGATGCCGACCTCTGTCGTGCCGCGATCATTCCAGCCGGCGCGTGATTTGAGCCAAAAGAAGCCGGCGGTATTCGCGGCCTTCAGATCCTGCCTCTGGGTGGCGGTGCGGAAGATATTGGACGCGACCATCATGTTGATGCGCACCGCGCCGTGCTCCAGCTCCTCCGCGTAGTGACGCCGGAGTGTCGACTCGCTGATGCCGACGAGTTCGGCCGTCTGTTTGTCGGTGAGCCCGCAGGCCCGCCCCAGCATCACGAAATTCCGGTCTTTGTCGGTCGGGACGTGCGGGGCCTGCTGCCCGGCGGCCGTTCTGTTTTTTAAAATAGCGGTCACGGCCGCTTTCTTCGTCGCCTCGTCGACAGTCGGCATTTTGACTCTGGCCATCGGGTATATCACCGCTCTGATATTTTTCGCTTGCGTTGGCCCCAAGGCTGGCGTATTATCATCGCCGTGATACTCCTCCGGGCCGATTTATCAGCCTTCGAGGAATACACCATGAGCGACTGAAAAACAAACGCCACGGAGATACTGATGACAAAAGCACTCGTAATGCCGGGCAACCTGACCGGCCTGCTGACAAAGCTCGCGCAAGCCAAGGCTCAGGCGCGGCCGACTCGCCCGGGCCGCAAGACGATCCTCGCGGACGCTAAGCGCGACGCCACGTTCGGCCGGCTGCCTGCCGCGCCGACGTTTCCGGAGTCCAATTACTGGATGACGAAGCACGCTTTCAAGCTGCACGAGCTGGCGGCGGCGGGCGACGTCGAGGCGGTGCGCGCCTACGAGATCGGGGGCTGCAATACCTACAGCCGCGCCCTGCGCGGATACCGTGACCTGCTGATTGCGGTGATCGACAAGCCGACGCAGGCTGAGCCCAAGGCCAAGCCGAAGGGCAAGGCGAAGAAGGGGTTGGAGCCGGTCTGATGGCGTCTATCTGGATGGAGGAGCGGGGGAAGGAGCCGAGGAAACTGAGCGGCGGCCTCTCCCCGCTCGCAGCGGCGGCCCTATTCGAGGAGAGCTGCAAGGCGTGGCCCGGGGAGAAGCTCAGGGACGGGCTCTACTGCCTGCTCTGGCGCGAGGGCGACGCGTTTGACCTCCCCTTTGGGATGCTGGTGCTGGAACTCATGAGCCCACCGAGCCGCGCGGATCGCGGCGAACAGCGCCGGACGACGGCGAACCGAAAGCAGGACAGATGATTGCTAAACGAAAGCCCTTTGACCTGACCGCTCACCTCGCGCGGTCAGCCGAGCAGAGAGCGTGGGATCTGACGGCCCACCTGCGCCAGCGCCAGCCTATCGCGCTGGTGCGCTCCACGTGCGCCCTGATGCGCAGGAGGGAGGCGGGAGATGTCAGGTAACACACCAGCGCCGCCGCGCGTCCCGAGGCCACTGGTCGAGCTTAATGCGCGTCACGACGCACGCGACGAGCGTCTTACTGGCGACGAGATCACGGACGGGCAGATAAAATTCAATCCCGAGTTCGAGCGCATGTCTCGCGTCGACCGGCTTTGCCTGATTCAGGATTGGATTTTCATTCTCCGTGAATATTACAGTGCTCTCCGGGAGGACCGCGACGCGTCACTTGCGACACGCCCTGACGCACGCGCTGTCAGGATGACGCTCGACGAGGCAATCCCGATGCGGCAGGCCCGGGAGGAGCGCGGTATCGCAGGCAAGACAATGCCGGCGGGTCTGCCAGAGTCGGACGACGACTGAGGTGACGGCCGCCGGGTCTACTCTCGGCGGCCCTTCGCCCACTTGGCGACGGCGATTGCCGAGCCTGTGATCAGGACGCCGGCGAGCAGCGCGTACAGTGTGATTTTCTTGACGCGCTTCATGCCAGCCCCTCCGAGTAAATGACCTTCCCGTCGACGCGCTGCGCCGTAAGCGACTTCCTTCGGTTAGATTGCCCGACATAGCTGCAGTGGACCCAGCCGCTGAACGGATCGCGCGGGTCGTGAAATTCGAGGATCAGGCAGTCGTAGTCGATGTTCTTCTCGATCCACGCCGCGAGCTTGGCGTTGGCGATCAGCGGGACCTCGAAGTCGACCGCCTGCCCGAGCATGTGCTGCGACTTCGCGCTGCCCTTGATCGCGCGATTTAGCGCCGGCGAGCGGTAGCCTGACGTGATCAGCACCGGACCGAACTCCGCGCGGATCGGCTCCAGAACGGCGAGCGCGACCATCCTCAGAGCAGAGCGCACCGAGTCGGGCGCGCTATTGTCGATGCCGCGTCTTGCGGCGGTGTCGCTGCGCGTCATCTCGCGCAGGGAAAAGTGCGGCGACAGCATCTCCTCGCGGCTCATGCGGCGGCCCTTTTCTTGCGCTTTGGCTTTATCTCTTCCGTGACACCCTCTTGCGTCGTGGCGACAGACCGGCCGCGCTGACCTGCGACCTCCGCGAACGTCTCACCGGTGGACTCAAGCGTCGCCTGCTTGCCGGTGAAGGCCTGCCAGCGCTGCACAATCACGTCGACGTACTTTGGGTCCAATTCCATCAGACGCGACAAGCGCCCGTTCTTCTCGGCAGCGATTAACGTAGTTCCGGACCCGCCAAAGCTGTCCAATACTATGTCTCCGCCCTTAGTGTTGTTCAGCAATTGATACTCGAACAAAGCGACAGGCTTCATCGTCGGGTGATCTTCGTTACGCGAAGGGCGATCAAATTCGAGGATAGTTGTCTGCTTTCGATCTGCTGCCCAAAGGTGAGCAGCGCCATCCTTCCAGCCGTAGAGGCACGGCTCGTGACGCCAGTGATAATCCTGTCGGCCCATTACCATGTGGTTTTTTCGCCAGATCAGGCACTGCCGCACTGTCCAGCCAGCGTCCTTGCACGCGCCACGGAAGTTGTAGCCCTCCGAGTCAGCGTGCCAGATGTAGAACACAGCTCCAGCCTTCATCACGGTATCTGCGGAGACAAATGCGTCGCGCAAGAAGTCACGAAAAGACTGGTCGTCCATGCTGTCGTTTTTGATCGTGAGCGCGTCTTTCGTCTTGCCGGTATAAGCGACGTTGTAAGGCGGATCAGTCAGCAGCATGTCCACGGCCTGCCCATCACAAAGCCTCTCGACCGACGTTTGCTCTAGGCTGCTTCCGCACATTACGCGGTGCGATCCGCACACCCACACGTCGCCGAGCACGGAGACAGGCTGCGCTGGAGCCTCTGGCGTCTCGTCCGGGTCGGTGAGTCCCTCTGAGCCTGCGGGCGCGAGCAGGCGATCAATCTCGTCGACGGAAAAGCCCGTCAGGGAGAGGTCGAAATCCATCTCGTTGAGATCCGACAGCTCGATCTTGAGCATATCGATATCCCACCCGGCGTTAAGCGCGAGCTGGTTGTCCGCGAGCACGTAGGCGCGCCTCTGCGCCTCTGTGAGGTGAGGCAGGGTGATCGTCGGGACCTCGGTGAGCGCCAGCTTGCGGGCCGCCATGACGCGTCCATGGCCGGCGATTATCCCGCCCTCCGGATCGATCAGGACCGGATTAGTCCAGCCGAACTCCCGGATCGACGCGGCGATCTGAGCGACCTGCACGTCGCTGTGCGTCCGAGCGTTGCGGGCATAGGGGATCAGCTCAGCGAGGGGGCGATAGACGATGGAGAGGTCCGCGCTTGCCATGATCACCCTGCGAGGTCTGAGGCCCGGGCGGCAGGACGGGTGGGGGGACACTCCGCCCGGGCCTCTCAGGCAGGGTAACGGGAGGCGTCGACCCCTGCGAGCGCCGGTATATCAGCGCCCTGAGGTTTGTGCAAAGATTTTCGGTCTGATGACACTTTTCCGCTTGCAGAGTATCAGCACTGTGATATTATCTGCTCATCGACGGACAAGCCGCCGACAAACACGGAGCCAAAAAATGACACACACAATCGACGTATCTCGCGGTGAGCGGGTGGGCACGGTCAGCAATCAGTGGGCCTCGCGCCCGGATGACCAGAAATTCCTGAACCTGAAAGACCTGCGCGCTCAGGTGGCGCGGTGGGCCGACGAATCGACCTCGGTCGAGGTGCTGCCGGCTGAGATCGAGGCGGTCTACAGCGAGGACGACACCGACTACCTGCGCCTGCAGATCGGCGGCAATGCGGTCGACGCCACGCACTACGCCTACGATCAGGTCGCCCGCATGGCTGGAGCGCCGGCGCGCTACCTGCGCACCCTGCCCGGCCCGCTCGCTGCAACCTGCCTCAACTACGGCCTGCAGTCAGCGGAGCAGAAGGCCGTCGCGGCCTACCTGCGCACCGGCGGCGGCGAGCCCACGATCCGGGCGATCACCTCGCCGCGCTACGGCCGGATCTATGACCGGGACGTTGTCGACGCCGTGATACGCGTCCAAGAGGCCGGCGACTGGAAAGTGCCGGGCTGCATCGACTGGGCGGCCCGCACGGGCGTGGCCTATAACCCGCGCGTCGACGTGACCAAAGACTCGACGACGCTCTACGCCAGCGACCGTGACGTTTTCCTCTTCCTCGTCGATGACCTCAATCCCATCGAGGTCGGCAAGCTCGCCAATGGCGATCCAGACCTCATGTTCCGGGGTTTTTATGTCTGGAACTCGGAGGTCGGAGACAAGACTTTCGGCATCGCTACGATGTACTTGAGAGGGGTGTGTCAGAACAGAAACCTCTGGGGCGTCGAGGGGTTCAACGAGATCCGGTTCGCGCACACCAGCGGCGCTCCGGACCGCTTCTTCACCGAGGCGAGCCCGGCCCTGCTGGAATACGCCAACGGCTCCACGAGCAAGGTCGTGATGGGCGTCGCTGCCGCGAAAAACCGCATCGTCGCGAAAACCGACGAGGAGCGAGTGGAGTTCCTCGCCCGGTTCGGCTTCTCCGAGAAAACCTCCCGGTCGCTCATCGGGATCTCGCTGGAAGAGGAGCAGCGTCCGCCTGAGAGCGTCTGGGATTTTGCGCAGGCCATCACCGCCAGCGCGCGTCAGGAGACGTATCAGGACCAGCGGATCAAGCTGGAGGCTATCGCTGGACGCATGCTCGACCGGGTGGCAGCCTGATGCGTGAGGGGTGGCCCGAGCCCGTGTTCGATGACGAGCACGACGCTCGGGCCGCAGAGCAGCGGCTGTACGAGCAGCGGCGCGAGCGACTCAGGGCCGAGGTCAACAGGCGGTTTCCCGTCTGCTGCGCCAAGGCCCGCGAGGTCGAGGCGGTATTCGGGACGGGCGTTCGGATTGTCTGGGCTATCGAGGACGGCTGGATGGTCGGCCCGGTGCCCGTCGAGGAGATCGAGCGATATGAGGCGGCCACCGGTCCACTGCGTCGAATGCGGCTCCGAGGCCCGGGTGATCCGGGTGACTCATAGCACGGCCGGTCACGTGATCCGGCGTCACGAGTGCCTCGGGTGCCGCAAGCGGTGGACCCTCAAAGGGCCGCCGCCCGCACAAGCGCCTCAGGAGGCCGACGGTGGGCCTCGCTCGCTCTCCGCTGCCGAGGCCGCCCGGCCGCGAAAACGCGCGCCAGCGCCAAACGTCAGGCCCGCAGGGCCTGAAACCAAAGCGACAGACAGGGTCGGCGGCATGCCCGTCGGGCCGATTAGCGAAATCGAAGGGATCAAGATCAATGTGGATTTTTTGTAATGATGCATTCCTGAGCGTCGTGGTCGCAGACCCGGACGCGCCGGGCTGCCCGGGGGACGGCAAAGACTGGATGTGCGTGCGTGCGCGCTGCCCGGGTGACCTCGAACTCGTTTTCGGCGGGTACGCTGGCGAGGTGCTGGAGGACGTCGGGACCGACTACAAATACCGCCTGTACGTCCTGCGCACGGTACTGCAGGAGGCCCTGCACGCTGAGGTCGAGCGGATCTCCTA